AGCGACATGGTGATAGGGCTTGAGCGTAATGGACAACATGAAGACCCTCTGGTGAGAAACACTACTCAGCTTAGGGTTTTGAAGAACAGGTATAGTGGCACTACTGGACCAGCAGGTTGCTTGCTTTACAACAAAATCACAGGACGGATGACTCCTACTGGTGATATCTCTGACGTACTTTGAAAGGAAACATTATGGACAGCATTGAATATTGGCAATCCGTTTTAAACAAGCTTGATAAGAAATCATTTAAGGCAATTAATAAAATCAAACCCGTTGTTCATTATTTAGGAACACCTAAGTTTTACTTCAATCACGATGAGTCATTTATCAGGGCAAAGGTTTTTTGTTTAGATCACCCGGAACTTGGGTGTCAGACTATCAATACAAGCATTGTTATTTCTATCAATGACGATGGGTGTTTTGAAACACTTAACACTTTTTATAAATCAAAACCGTTTGGTGAATCCCCTCTTTCATCTAACGTTGAAGAAATGCTTTGCGCTGCTTAAACTATGAGTGATTATGTATATGATTTGGAAACCTACCCAAACATCTTTACTTTTTCCGCTATCAAAACAGATGGCAGTGAAAGACAAGTGTTTGAAATGTCTACTCGTAAAAACGAAGCAGACAAAATGTTTTCGTTTCTTGATCGCTTACATGATAATGGTGATCGCTTGGTTGGGTTCAATAATGTAGGGTTTGATTGGCCTGTCGTTAAAGGTTTGCTTGATGTTAGGGATAAGGCTGTCACTGTACCGGGCAAGTCCGTTGCAAACAAAGCCTATCGTTTAGCGCAAGCAATCTTTAACGATCAGAAACAAGCGTTTAAGCCGGTTAAGTCTACAGATATGGTGGAACAGATTGACCTGTTTAAAATCTATCACTTTGATAACGTAGCTAAAGCAACGTCTTTGAAGATGCTTGAGTTTAATATGAAGGTTGATGACATCCGTGATCTGCCTTTTCCACCGGGAACATTATTGACCGATGATGAAATGGATGTGTTGATTAGTTACAACATGCATGATGTTGATAACACTTTACGTTTCTACCTGTTGTCAATTCCTCTGATTACTTTTAGAGAAGAGTTGACAAAGAAGTATAAGCGTAGCTTCATGAATCATAACGATACCAAAATTGGTAAAGACTATTTCATTATGCAGCTTGAAAAGTCTATGCCAAATTCTTGTTATAAAAAGAACAAGGATGGGTCTAGGTCAATCAACCAAACAAAGCGTCCTGTTATTGCTATTAAAGATTGCCTGTTTAGATATTACAACTTTACTCGTCCTGAGTTCTTAGCAATAGTTAATTGGTTTAATCAACAGCACATCACAGAAACCAAAGGAGTATTCTCTGACATTGAAGAACACTTGCTTGGTGATGTTGCTCAATACGCTGACACCATTGTTAAACGTAAGAAGTTTAAAGAGGAGCCAGATCAAGCAGCCTTGATTGACTTCAAGGCTGAGCATCCAATGGGCTGGGTCGAGCCTAAAGAGTTGAAGGTGAAGAAGAAAGGTGAAACTCAATACAGCTATTGGGGTCATTGGAAAGAAGCAACCAATCTTAATGTTGTAGTTGATGGCTTTCGTTTCGACTTTGGTACTGGTGGCATTCACGGCAGTGTGCCTCCTTCAATCATTGAAGAAGATTTTGATTACGTGATTGTTGATGCTGACGTTGCTTCTATGTATCCCAATGTTGCCATCAGTAACAACGTCTATCCAGAACATCTTACTGACGCTTTCTGTACCATCTACAAAGACGTATACGAACAGCGTAAGAGCTATGCCAAGAACACGGCAGAGAACGCTATGCTTAAGCTGGCATTGAACGGTGTGTATGGTGATAGCAACAACCAGTACAGCCCTTTCTATGACCCTAAGTACACAATGACCATTACGATTAATGGGCAGTTGCTGCTTTGTTTGTTGGCTGAAAAGCTTCTTGCCATTAAAGGCTTGAAGATGGTTCAGATAAATACAGACGGTGTCACTGTGTTGTTGCCTCGTGGTAGTCGTCCTCAATACAATAAAATCTGTGAAGATTGGCAGAAGAGAGTTAACTTACAGCTTGAGTTTGCTGAGTATTCAAAGATGATTATTCGTGATGTCAATAACTACATTGCCATATACACAAACGGCAAGGTTAAACGCAAGGGCGCTTATCAATACGAAGGGCTAGGTTGGCATCAAGATCAAGGTGGTCGTGTCATAGCGATGGCTGCTGAGGCTTCTATTTTGACAGGCGCAGACCTATACGACTTCATCAGCAACCATGAAGACAAGTACGACTTCATGCTACGCACTAAGGTGCCTCGTAGCAGCAAGCTTGTTCAAGTGTTTAGTGATGGCACAGAAGTTCAACAACAAAACATCTGTCGTTACTACGCCTGTAAAACAGGTGGTCAGCTAATCAAAGTTATGCCTGCGCTTTATGCTGGTGATCCTGACAGAAGGCTTAGTGTTGAAAGCGGCTGGGCAATGAAGGTTTGTAACAACATCAAAGACTTTAGTTACGACATTGATTACGACTACTATGTTGAAGCGGCAAAGAAACTTTTGATAGGATGTGAAGAAACAGTTGCAATTCCTGAAGACCCCTATGTATAATCCATTGCTTGTTATGTTTAACAAGACGGCATAGATGGCCCCGATAGCGCCATCATTTTCAAAAGGAACTCTATGAGTGAAGATAAAAAACGAGTGAAGATTAAGGCAACCATCTACTGGTGCTTTCATAATAAGCTGAATGAGATGGCTGGTAAATACACAGTTGATCTTTGCAACTTGTCTGAAGCTGCCGTAACTGCTTTGGAAGAAATGGGAATCAGTGTTCAATCAAATGATAAGCATCCAGAAAAAGGAATGTATATCACTTGTAAGTCACAAAATCCGATTCGCATTTTCGATAACGATGGTGACGAAATTACAGAAGAGATTGGTAATGGCAGTCTTGCCAAAGCTATGATTGGTTCTTACGCTTGGACTTATAAAAACAAGAAAGGTACTAGTCCCTCCATTGGCAAGTTGATCGTCACCAACTTGGTTGAGTATGGTGGTGGTGGTGACATTAACGAAGATGAGGCCCTTTAAAATGAACGAACTTAAACTTACTTTTACCCTGTCGCTTGATCAAGCAAACCTTGTTATGGCTGCTCTAGGCAAACTGCCTTATGAAGCCTCAGCCAGTGTGATTGCTTTGCTGCAGCAGCAAGCTGATCCACAAGTTAAGGAAGCACAAGCCAACCACAGCCGCGCCCTTGAGCCTATTGCTGACTGATGATTGCATTGCTGGACGCCGACATACTGGCTTACCGCATTGCCTTTGCCTGCAAGGATGAAAAGGTTAACGCTGCTAGGCTCAGACTTAGTAGCTACATCATTGACATCCTTGCACTTAAAGTAGATCGAACATACACAGATTGCTTTGTTGATGATTGGAAACTCTACATTACGGGCAAAGGAAACTTTCGTGAACAGCTTGCAATAACGGCTCCGTATAAAGGAAACAGAACAGCGCCTAAACCAGAACACCATCAGGCTATGCGTGATTGGTTGTTGAAGGAATGGAACGCTATCAATGTTCAGGGCAGTGAAGCAGACGATGCCATTGCCACTGAAGCAACAAAGCTTGGTGCAGGCAACTGCATCATGGTGAGCGTTGACAAAGACTTTGATCAGATACCGGGATGGCATTACAACTTTGTCAAAGACATTGGATACTATGTCACTGAAGAAGAAGGATTGCTATCGTTCTATAAGCAAATACTGACAGGCGATGACGCTGACAACATCAAAGGAATATATGGCATTGGCCCAGCGAAAGCTGGAAAGATGCTAGCAGAAACTGATAATGATGAGTTGGCAATGTGGCAAGTTTGTTTAGATGCTTATGAAGGTAATGATGATAGGGTTCTTGAAAACGCTAGACTGCTTTGGCTTAGAAGGTATGATAATGAATTGTGGGTTCCACCAACATTAAGGATTGATAATGGAAATTGAAATTAAACCAAACGATGTGATGATTGTCTTTCGCCCTATGGGTGTTGAGGATGGTGCTTGGGATGGCAATTACAGCATTGCTATTAGTGCTATTGGACCTTTAACATTGTCAGAAGACGATGTTGGTAAACTAATTTCATCTGCAATGATGACAGCAGCTTGTACTAAACTGCTTGAGACAGATAATGAATTGGTTGAAAGAGCAGCTAAGCATTGCGAAGAATCTTTTGGCAACATGGAAGAAGCCATTGCCATTCCGATCAATGTTTATGACAAAGGTCATTCATTGAGTAAAGATACTGAAACAGTTGGTGGTATGCAGTGATGACTGAATCTCCTTTCATAACAGAACAGCAGCGTCTTCATGACTACGTTGATAAAATTAATCAAGCTGAGGGAGTCGGTGTCAAATATGACGGTGGAAAACCTCAATGGAGTTTGATGCCTTGGGATGCACTCACTGAAGTTGTTGATGTATTGACATACGGTGCAAAGAAATATTCTTCAGACAATTGGAAGATTGTTCCTAACGCTCGTCAGCGATACATCGACGCAGGCTTTCGCCACTTCACTGCCTATGCTGCTGGTGAGAAAAACGATAGAGAGACTGACATGAACCACCTCGCTCATGCCATGTGCTGCATGTTGTTTCTTCTTGCCTTTGATAAGGATGGAATTAAATGATTACAGTAAACGTAACCATTGCTGCTGAGTTCGACGGTGTTGAAAAAGATTATGAAAACCATGATGATTTTCTAGACGCTGTTGTTGCTCATGTGCAATATGGCCTTGATCGACTTGATGTTATCTCCGTTGTCTATAGCGACAAGTCTGTACAATCACATTTGCTTTAATGAGAAACGGTGGTGAATGGACAGAGGCTAGATTCAGAAGCTTTGTAACATCGTCACTAAGGGCTGCTTCTCGTAGGTGGCCTGTGAAGTTTAAAGCACTGAAGGAAGCTTTTGTTGGTCGTAAGACTAATAACAAAACTGGAAAGCTTGCTATGCATTACAAATGCGTTAGCTGTAATAAACATTTTGTAGCTGCTGATGTTCAGGTTGATCATATATCTCCAGTGGTAGACCCCGTAAAAGGTTTCTTAAGCTGGGATGTTTATATAGACAATTTGTTTTGTGAACTGAATAACCTACAAATTTTGTGCCAGCCCTGCCATAAAAAAAAGACGGCAGAAGAAAAACTGATGAGGAAAAAGAAATGAATTTTATAGGAATGCTAACTCTACTGTTTATTGGACTTAAACTTACAGCAGTTATTGATTGGAGTTGGTGGTTTGTGTTGATGCCGTTGTATGTGTCTGTTTCATTGCCATTTTTGTTTTTTATTATGGGTTTTATTTATCGTCTAACTTATAAGAAAAAGAAATGAGCCTCTTAAAATACCCACATCTTGAACGGTTTGGCACCACTGAAGTAGAAGCCATTGAGGTAGGGACAGCCTATGTGTTTCCTAAACTTGATGGTACTAATGCCAGTGTATGGGCAGCGGAAGACTACTCAATCAAAGCAGGTAGTCGTAACCGTGAGCTAAGCCTTGACTCAGATAATGCTGGCTTCTATGCTGCTATGCTGCAGGATAAACAAGTTGGTGCTTATCTACTTGAGTATCCCTATCACATCCTGTACGGTGAATGGCTTGTGCCACATACGGTGAAGACCTATGTTGACACTGCTTGGCGAAAGTTCTATGTGTTTGATGTGTTTAATAAACTCACCAGCCAGTTCATTCCTTTCACTGAGTATGAAGAAAGACTTAAGGCATATGGTCTTAAATACCTAGCTCCCATTGCCATCATTAAGAACGGTGACCTTGATGTCTTTACAAAATGCCTTGAGAAGAACACGGTGTTGATTAAAGACGGTGAAGGTGTTGGTGAAGGCATTGTCATTAAGAACTATGACTATGTGAATAGGTATGGCAGGGTTACATGGGCTAAGCTAGTCACTAACGAATTCAAAGACAAGCACCATAAAGAAATGGGAGCGCCTTTGATTGGTTGTGAAATTGTTGAAGAAAAGATTGTTAATAAACTTGTAACTGAATCACTAGTTGATAAGGTGGTTGCAAAGATTATTACTAGCAACGATGGTGTTTGGTCTAGCAAAAATATTCCTCAACTAATTGGCACAGTCTTTTACGACTTAGTTAGAGAAGACATTTGGACAATGGTTAAAGACTTTAAGAACCCAACAATTAATTTCAAAACCCTAAGCCACTACACTACAGCAAAAATTAAAGAACTACGAAAGGATTTATTTTAATGAATAAATAGTATAACTGCCATCCCTTCAAGGAGCCTGTGCGCTCCTTTTTTAATTTAACCAAGGAAACTTAATGAGTGAATTTCGTAATAGCTTTGCAGAGAATGTGTTTCGTTTTAAATATGCCCAAGGCCCCGGAGACACATGGGCAAAGTTGGCTGAGCGTCTTGTGGAGGATGTATGTGGTAGTCGTAACGGTACGATGTCGGTTCTTATGTCAACGGAAGATCGTAAGCAACTGACCAACTTGATTAAGGAAATGAAGTTCATTCCCGGTGGTCGTTATCTCTACTACGCTGGTCGTCCCTTCAAAGCCTACAACAATTGCTTCCTGCTTCGTGCTGAAGAAGACACCCGTGAAGAGTGGAGCAACGTGACATGGAGGGCTATGTCGTGCTTGATGACAGGTGGTGGCATTGGCATTGACTACTCACGCCTGCGTCCTGCTGGCAAGGCTCTGTCGCGTACTGGCGGCACTGCCTCTGGTCCAATTCCTCTCATGTCTGCCATCAATGAGATTGGTCGTAACGTAATGCAGGGTGGTAGTCGTCGCTCTGCCATCTATGCCAGCTTGAATTGGCAGCATGAAGATGTGCAGAAGTTTTTATACATCAAGAACTGGAGCGACGATATTAAAGCAATGAAGCTCAAAGACTTCAATGCTTCGGCCCCACTGGACATGACCAACATCAGCGTTAATTACGACGATGCTTCTTTGGTTGGTGGACTTGAGAACAATCCTGTGTTTATGCAGAATGTTCGTCAGGCAATGGAGACTGCAGAACCCGGCTTCAGTTTTAACTTCGGAGCTAAGCAGAACGAAACCCTGCGTAACGCTTGCACTGAAGTGACATCAGAGGATGATAGTGATGTATGCAACTTGGGCAGCATCAACATGGGACGCATCACCAGCATCGAAGAGTTTAAACAAGTGGTTGAACTTGGCTCTAAGTTCTTGGTGTGTGGTACGTTGAGGGCTGATCTGCCTTATGAGAAGGTTTATAAAGTTCGTGAGAAGAACCGTCGTCTTGGCCTTGGCTTGATGGGCATTCATGAGTGGCTGCTGAAGAAGGGATATAAGTACGAGGTGACGCCAGAGCTACACAAGTGGCTGTCGGTGTATCGTGATGAGAGCAAACGTGCTGCTGACGAACATTGCGATAGGTTCTTTATTAGCCATCCTGTAGCATATCGTGCCATTGCTCCTACAGGCAGCATTGGTATTTTGGCAGGAACCACCACAGGCATTGAACCATTGTTTGCTGTTGCTTACAAGCGTCGATTCCTCACTGAAGGAACCAAATGGAAGTATCAATATGTTGTAGATGGTACAGCCGACTTGTTGATTCAGCAATACGGTGTTAAACCAGAAGCTATCGAGAGTGCTCTAGACCTTAGCGAAAACTATGAGCAGCGTATCAAGTTTCAGGCAGACATTCAAGACTATGTTGACATGTCCATTTCATCAACCATTAACCTGCCTTCGTGGGGAACTAAGCACAACAACGAAGGAGAGGTTAAGAAGTTTGCTGGTGTATTGGCTAAGTATGCTCCTCGTCTGCGTGGGTTTACTTGCTATCCTGATGGTAGTCGTGGTGGTCAGCCACTCACTGCTGTGCCTTATGAAGAAGCCCTGAGGCACAAAGATGTGGTGTATGAAGAAATTGATGTGTGCGAAATATCGGGCAAAGGTGGAAGCTGCGGCGTGTAACAATAACTACAACAATAAGAAGGGGGCTTAGGCTCCCTTTTTTATGCTAAACTACAAGTCCCTTAACTCTATAGGACACCTTCATGGTTACTAAGAAACGAAATCCCGCAGCGATTGAACAACAATCACTCACTACTGCAGAACACAAACGTCAGAACAGTCTTAAGATTCGTCTTGATGACATGATGACAATACAGCCCAAGACAGACAAGCAACAACAATTCTTTGAAGCTTACCAAGCCGGTGATTACTTCATGGCTTTGCATGGTGTTGCTGGCACAGGCAAGACCTACATTGCCCTGTACAAAGCGCTAGAAGAAGTGATGGATAAGAGCAACCCCTACACCAAGGTTGTTGTCATTCGTAGCTCTGTGCAAAGCCGTGACATGGGTCACTTGCCCGGTAATGTTGATGACAAAATGGAAAGCTTCATTGCTCCCTATCGTCAAATCACAACAGACCTATTCAACCGCAAGGATGCATGGGACAGACTGTGTGAACAAAACTATGCTGAGTTTGTTTCAACATCGTTCATTCGCGGAACAACATTTACTAACTCCATCTTGTTGGTTGATGAGATTCAGAACATGAACTTTGAAGAACTCGATACCATCATTACCCGTGTTGGTCACACTAGCAAGATTATCTTTTGTGGAGACATTAGACAGACAGACTTGCGTAAGCGTGATGACAAGACTGGCCTGCCTAAGTTTCTATCCATTGCAGACAGGATGAAACAGTTTAGTCGCTTTGAATTTGGAACAGATGACATTGTGCGTAGTAGCTTGGTGAAGGAATACATCATAGCTAAGACGCATTACGAAGACACATCCAATGATTGAGATGGCAATCACAGCAGACATGCTGATTGAAGCCAGAGACAAGGCAGCCTCGTTGGGAAAGCTATACAATAGCATCACCAGCGGGGCTGGCAACATTGCTGGCTTTATAGGAGAAGACATTGCTCATCAAGTTCTTGGTGGCAAGCTTGACAATACCTACGACTATGACCTAGTGCTAGACAATGGTATTAAGCTTGATGTGAAGACGAAGCAAACCAGTGTTAAACCGCTGGAGAGCTATGAGTGTAGCGTTGCAAACTTGAACATTAAACAAGCCTGTGATGCCTATTGTTTTATTAGGGTTAAGAACGACTTCACTGTTGGTTGGTACTTAGGGGTTTATGATAAGCTTGCTTACCTAAACGATTCTGTGTTTATGAAGAAAGGAACCGTTGATCCTACTAACAACTATGTGGTAAAGTCTGATTGCTACAACTTAAAGATTTCTCAACTAAAGGAAAAGATATGAACATGTCTGTTAAAACCGTTGACCGTCGTCCACCCTTGAAGATTCAACTTCAACAAGGCTATTACGCTTTCCATAAAGGCTGGCTCACTAACCAGTACGACGCCTCATCTGTACAAGGACAGGAGTGGCAGCGAGGATTTGACGCTGCCTATTTTGACAACCTAAGTCAAATTAAGAAGCAATAAAAGAAGGCCCCGAAAGGGGCCTCTTAGTTGGTGCGTCAGCGCTTTGTAATGAAACCACCTCTGGCTAGCTTTCGTGTAGCTTCTCTTGCTGTGTTAAGAGATTTGATAATGGGCTTGTCAGCCATAGCCCTTCCTTGTTGTGTCGAAGCATTTGACAACTCTTTCAATTTAACTCTAACATCTTCCAAAGCTTTAGCTTTCTGCACAGCACCCATGTCTTTAAGAATGGTAATAACGTCACCAATCTTTGATGCAGATATCTGATCAGAGAAAGAAACCAAGTTTGATTGATAGCTATGGCCCAACCCCTTCTTAGCTGACACAGACTCAGCGCTGCCTAGCATTTCATTGGTTAAAGATTTGATTATGTTGTAAGTTAGGTATGCTGTTTTCCTGCGTTCTTTGATAGGGATGTTGTCATCGCTAACAATCTTGTTGTAGCCACGTAGCAATTCTCTCTCTTCTTTTATTTTCTGATTACGAGATACTGTGCTTTCTAACAGGCCTTTTCCATCTTTGCGAGTTGGTGTTGTTAATACTTCTTCAGCTATCTTAAGTTTCATTTGAGAAGAACTACCATTAAGCTTTAACTTATCTGCTTCAACAATGGCATCTTCTGTTTCATTGAAGGCTCCTCTAGGTAATGACAATGGTCGAACAACATTAGGGGAGCCGTTAATTGTTTGAGCAACTATGTTCAAGTCTTTAAAATCATAGTCTTTAGCTGGCATGTTAATGCGTTTAAACATGTAATCAGCATACGGCATTTCGGTGTAGACATAGTTTTCTTTATTATTACCACCAAATTTTGGAGCGCTAACGCCAAGGCCAATGTCTTTAGTAAACGATGGAGCACCCACCTTCAACTCAGCGTGACCCGTCAAATATTGTTGAGGGTTCATAAAGCCTGAGTTTTTAACTCTCTCAATCTTTTCAGAAAGATTCCCATGAAACAACCTAACTGGTGGATCATTTTTGTACTTCTCTTTTAAGTCGTCATACTTCTTTTGCAAAGACAAAGATAGTTTATAAAACTCTTCAACATCTTTTTCGTTGCTAGGGTCTGCTTCACGTTTGGCTTTTATACGGAAATCCCCCTGTGCCACTGCAACAACGTCTTCGTCAATGTCACGTAGCAACGGATTATTTGCAAGTTTATAGAATGACTTGTTACGGGCGTCTTTAATTTCAGACAACACTTCATTGCGCTTAGCCATTGATGCTGTTCTTAAGTCTTTGCCTAGCACCCCTGTCAAATATTCACCAGAGTATTGAACCTCTTGCTCTGGAGCAACACGACCCGCTGTTTTCTTTTCAATCTGACCAACAGGAATAGGGTTGCCCATGTCGTCGTATTTAACAATGGCTGTGTCAGCAACTTCGTAAGGCAGCGGTGGCAAACCTTTGTCTTTCTTCAACCCTAGAGTATCACCAGCATAGATGTGCAACATGTTGGCATAATCTTTAGGATCATTCTTAATCATGTTCTCAACTTCTTTAGCACCGAAGTCGCTAATAAGATCAGCCTTGCCTTTGACGTAGGCGTCTTCAGTGAATGGTCGAGTTGCTGGTGTTGCAGGTTTAACGATGGGCAATGCCTCTTCAGGCTGCTTTAACGGGGCTACAGGAGCCTTTGTAGCTGGTGCTGGTACAGGGATAGCTGCTTCTAGTAATGGAGGCACTACGGGCTTCTTAGCTGCAACAGGAGACTTGGTTAGCACCTTTGACATTTGATCAATGGCAGGAGATTCAAGCTCTTTAGAAACAATAGGCAAAGCCTCTTCTATATTCTTTGCAGAAAACTTAGCTTGTTGCTTCAGCCCTTCTTTTAACAATTGACGAACAATTGACATAATTAAATTCCTAAAGCTTTATTGGTTTGTTCAACTACACCACCAACACTAAATGCTGGCAAGTCTTTAATAGCAGACTGATAGTCATATAGACTGTTGTAATCATTAGCCTCTTCTAGAGACACACCGTTTTCTCTTTTATAGTATTCGTTGATTAACTTTCGATGGGTTAAAGGAAGCTTGTTAAACACAATCTTGTTATACTGAACTTCTTTTTCTGGAGTGAATTGCATATCATCCATAACTTCTCTTCTAACCACATTAGCAGTTTTACGGACAGCTTCTGACATTACAATTTTCTTTTCTGCCAAAGATAATTTATTATATTCAAGATCAGCCATTACCTCTTTAATTATTGGGATGGTTTCTTTATTAGCTTTACGAATGAATGTATTATCAAACTCTTTATTACCAGAAGAAGGGCCATATAAAGAATATGGATTTAAATTTAAAGAAGTTATTTCCTTTTCTTCATTTGTTTTAGCCGGAGTTGTGCGTGTTGCGAACAACCTATTAAAAAACTCACCTTCTTTATAAATAACATCGCCTTCTTTTAATCTAGCAGAAGCTTCAGGAAGCGCTTCTTTTGCAATTGGAAGTTTAGACATAAGTCGTTGACCCGCCGCCTCACCAAAAGCACCAAACCCTTCTCCTTCAATGACGTTAGGATCACGAGCAATTGTTCCATCTTTACGGAACAAATCTAGTATATCAAATCCTTGTTTCACAATAAAAGGTTGTGTAAATCTTCCAATAAAATCACCAAGCACTTTACCGCCAGCAACGGCAGCAGCATCAGCTTCTTTCTCTGATGACATTGCGTTAATAAGTTGATCTAAGAAAACATTCTGCGAACCTGCTGGCATCTTTATACCAACAACAGCTTGGAAAGCTTCGGCAGTTTTAGCTGGTTCATCTTTATTAAGCTTAACCCAAAAATCAGCAACTGCAAAATAGGGAGCTAGTGGGAAAATGGCACGAGTATCAATGACAGAACCGTTCCAACCTTTGACGTTATACCAATCGTCTTGTTGATTATCTTTGCGGTATTGAACGGCAGCGCCTAGTGCAGCAAAACCAACAGAACCTTGTGCAAATTTCATATTGGCTTGGCGAGTATGCATTGCCGCTTTAGCAAGATCGCCAGCTTTATCTGCAGCTTTAGCTAGTTGAAGTTCATTACCAATTCCTGCCCAACCAACAGGACTGTACTTATATTGGAATGCCATAGCATTTGCCATGAACCGTGGAAACGGAATAGCCAAGCTTGAAAACGGAGTATCTTCAATTGTTTTAATAAGAGAAGACGCAGCGTTTTCACTCATAGTTTCAAAGCCACGCTTTGTTGAGTTATGATGTTTTGGGGCGTATGAGAAAGTTGTTTTGAGAGCATCATCCATTGCTCGTTTAACAACAGCAGTAGGTATGGCTTTATTCTTAGCTAAGAAATCTGTGTACATGTCCATACCTTGATCACGCAATTGTTTTTCAACAGATGCTGTGAACGAAGCTCTGCGGAATAAACCATCAACGGCAACGTTCAGTGTGTTAGCCCATCGACCAACTTTACTAATTTCTTTATTACCCGTTTCTTGCAATGCCGAAAATAAAGTATCACGAACAGTTGGATTAAATTTTAATATTTCATCAGCAGCTTCGGTTGCTAAACCACCATCTTTTAAATACTTCCAAGTACCAAGAGCATCAGCAAAAGAATCAGCAATAATCTTTTTAGACCTTCCGAATCCTTTTCCAGTGACAGCATCCCTTACACCGGCACCAATTGCATAAGTAAAACCTTCAAGAAGCTGTGCTGCGCTTTGTGCTGTAATGCCAAGGGTAGTACCAGCGGCGTTACGAGTGAGGGTATCTAAACCTGAAGTAACCCAAGCTTTAGATTCAGTTTCGCCACGTTTAACAAAATCCATAGCCTTTGCAAATCCTGTGACATATTCATCATCTTTCCCGTACAATGAATTAAACTGTTTCTCAAAAGCTGGATCAAGTCCTTTAAGAGCTTGCATCCATTTACCCATAATACCCATGCTACCCAGCGTTCGACCAGCTTCAGACTGTGTGCTTACAAACATCCGAGCAAATTCTTCTTTGCTCTTTCCCATTTGTTGCAGACCCGCTTCAATAAATGTTCCATCAAGAGCATCACTGTTTGCAAGAGTACGAGACAAAGCACTCATTGCGGTTTCACCGGGCTTTGGCATAAACTCAGGATTGTTTCTAATAATATTAAACGCTGCTTGAACGCTTGTTCTGACCAGTTCGGTTTTAACTTTGCTATCAGTCAATACAGCAGCAGGATCAATTTCATCTGTGATTTGTTTGCCATACAGTTTTGACATTTCCATAACAACATTATCCATGTTGTCACGAACAGGGTCGATGACGGCCTGTTCTAGTTGTGTAGGTGGTTGAGCAATGCTGCTGGAAACCCCACTTCTGCTTTTAATAGCAGCGTCCAGTTTTCCTATGTATTTACTGGGGTCTTTGCTTACTGCTTTATAGCTACCCACCCCACTGACCGCCGCTGAAAACAATGACACTACAGCAAGTTCACCAATGTCAAGCTTAGGGGCTTCTTCACCCAAAGCAGTAGCTGTGGCTTGGTCTAGTCGTTGTTGTGTGTATGCGCCAATGCCACCAATCGCTCCTTCAGTAACGGCGCTAACTCCTGCCGCCTTACGGGCAACACTCTTCAACCCTTGTTCAGCAGCTTCTTTAGTTGCAGCGCTGGCAGCAATCTTTGCCGCTCCTGCAGTAACCGCTTTACCTACACCAAATCCAAAGTATGAAGCGGGGTCAGTGGCTACTGCAAATAGTGTATCAAAGTATGGTCTAAAGCCCCCTTGACCACCTTCTTGAAACATACTTTTAGTGTTTTTAAATACACGCTGAGCCAATGCCGCTTTAGCAGCATCTTGTGCTGGAGCATTCTTTATATATGCAAGCTCAGACACTGTTCCTAATGCCGTGTTCCAGTCTGTAAAGCGCATGTCATCCATGAAGTCTTTAACAAACTCTTCTTTGCTTTCGCCTTCTTTATAAACTTTATTGCGACGAACCTTTTGTGCGTCTTTAATAACTTCAAATAGTTCAGGCTTTTTTGATAACTCGTCAAAGCCAAATTCTTTTTCAAAATTAACAGACGGAGGTTTAACTTCTTCTAAAGATTTTGTAGATGAAGATGTTGCTCGTTGCCTATTCTTTATAGCAGTTTTTTCTTGTTCAGAAAGAAAAGATAAGGGATCAGAAATAGATGATACATTATTTTCTAACGATGATGCTGTTAAATTAGTTTGTGTATATGCTTCTGGTTTTTGTCGTTGTCTATTTTTTATAGCAACTTTTTCTTCTTCAGAAAGAAAAGACAATGAATCAAATGTTGTAGCCATATCTATTACATGCCAAAGGTTGAAAGAATTTTAGGCGTCCGTTGTTCTCCAAAAGAAGAAACGACACTGTCTTTAACTTTCTTACGAAGGTCTTCTTTAGCTTGCATCAGCGCAGAAAGGTCAGATTGCCGCCCAGCTTTAGCTGCAGTTAAATAGTCTAGTTCAGCTTTTTTGAATTGTTGAACCATCGGCATGATAGCGGCAGTTTTTTCAGCGTCTATTTTTTCTATAGTAGATAGGGGTTTAGTAGTGAACCCTGATGCTGGTGCAGCCTGTTGTGTAGGAGTAACGGGAGGTGGTTGTGTTACCAACTTTAATTCTTCTGGAGTTAAATTAAGCGTAGAAATATCTTGCTTTGCTTCCAACATTTTACGAGCAGCAGTCACAAGAGTTTGATCTGGAGCAGCAGCAGTCGATTGTTTTGATTTAGAACCAACAAAAAGCTTTCCACCTTCTTGATAAGTATTAACACCAGACGCAAAAAGCCACTGAGCGGCTTTAGCTGTTTTAACAGAACCATCAGCATTTAATGATCCAGAAAGGAGCAATGTCTCCTTAGCTCTGCGAGATTGAGCTTCTTTAATAATCCTTATGCCCTCTGGACTTTCAGCTCTAATAGGAGGACCGCCTTCTACTGGATTTTGTACAACTTCAGAATCACCCCTCTTAAAAGTAACATCGTCCTTAGTTGATTTAATAACAAGACCCAAAAGGGATGCAATATTCTTATCAGTATCTTCTGGTTTTTCAGAAACTTTTATAGCAAGAGCATGCTCCCTTGCTCTATTAAGTTCAGCCTGCTGAAAGCGTTTGGCTTGCTTAACTTCTTCTGGAGAAAACTTAGAAGGATTATTTAGAACTAAAACTGTTTTAGCTTTTTCTTGTAAAAGCTGTTTAGCATAATCTTCACCGTTTAATCGTTTCTCTTGAGCTAATTTTTGTTCAGCAATTACGTCAAACTTTTTAGTAGTTTCGTTAATTTTAGTTTGATCACCAGAAACAACCGCTGCAGTAACAGCAGATGCTGCTTCATTAAATTGCTCATCTGTTGTTTTTATTTTACGCAGCCCTGCAAAATCAAATGATGCAGTAGAAACAGGAGCTTTCTCATTCAGCGCCTTTTGCATTTGTTCAGTGGTAGTGCCAAGAGCCAATGCTGTTTTCTCAGCAGCAGCCCTACCAGCGCTCTCACCAATCTGATCAAAGAAGCCCATTTGCTTTTTAGTGCTTTGCTCAGCAATCTTAGCTTTAAGTGTTGTATCAAGAGTGAGAGCTTGACCAAGATTTGTACGAGCAATATCAGGAGGATTACCAGTGGCAATCTTGATCATTTGGTCAGGGTCTAAGTTGCCAAAGTTAACATCACCCTTCTTAATGGCAGCAACAAGAAACTTCCTGTTGTTAGGACTACGAGCAAGTTCAGCTAGCTGTTCAGCAGAAAAGGTTTTACCACCAGCCATGTTTGTATAGTTTGATTGAATCAACTCCATTTCAGAAGCGGCTTCTTCAGCTTTTATTTTATTCTCTTCTTGAAGCTTAGTGTATTTTTCATACATGTTCTTTGTAGAAGCAATGGCAAACGTCTTAGCTTCTTTCTCAGCAGTATCCATCTTCTCTTCAATTGCTGTAGCAACACCACCCGCAAATGATAACAAATTAAAACCCATGATTTATACGCCTTGTTTAATATTACGAGCCATCAAACCTTTTACCGGTACAGCTTTTTCTTCAACAGCTTTAACCTCTTCAACTGGTTCTTTAATTGTTTTAAACACTTTATCAATTGCTTGTTTCATAACCCGAGGAGACATTGTTTCTTCTTTATCATAATCTGAGTTGTAATCTTTAACATCAACTCCATGAATCATGGCAATGGTTTTCATCATTTCCATCATGATGGGCATAGCTAAGATGCCAGCATCAATTGTATGAATACCTTTATCAACATTGGTAAGCATCATGCCTTCAGCAATTACAGACAAAGGCAACTTTGTTTCTAGCGTGTCTAACAAGTCATCACTAATATCTTCAGAAGAAATAACTGCCATGTAAAACTGAATAACATCAGTTAGCTTTACATACTTTGGCGGGTTCTGCCACGGCCTACTCTTATCAGGAGCAGTCCATGATATTCCAGCAGGTGCTGCCATGAGCACTTCACTTGGTTTCTTTTGAGTTGTTGCCATGTTATTTCTTTGCCTTCATAAGTTCATCACGAGCTTCTCGGATGCCTTCAATGTAATCAGCAACAAGTTCTACAGCATCTTTTTTGCTAACAGGAGCTTGATTACTTTTCTGTTCAGCAGGCGCAGCAAACCCTTTTGCTGACTTTGTTTTCTTAGCTGCTGGAGACTTACGCTGAGCTAAGATGTTTTCAATTTTACTAAAGTAACTTTTAATATGTTGCATTTATTTTCCAGTAGGAAGAATAGTAGATATAAACTTTAAGGAAGAAGACCTTTTATAAACCTTTCAGCAGCATCAGAGGTAACTACTTTACCAAGCAATGAACCAAGAGCGGTATTTGCCGCAGCGTTTGATGATATGCCTGCAGAAGCCATTGTAGCGTTTGCTGTAATTGTTGTCTGAGCAATGTTGGTTATTCGGGTTTGCTCATTCTCGCCAGATGCATATGAAAACTGCAGCAAGTCACGATAGGTTTGGCTTTGCTGTGCATAAACAGAAGCTGACAAATCAGTAGCATTCTTTGCCATAACAGCGTTAGCACTGTTGATGGCAGCGGTGTTGGCTGTAGAAATATCTGCTAAGATTTTAGAATTGGCAACATTAATCTGTGAAGTTAGTGTTGCATTAAACTCATCACGAGCGTTTTGTTGTGTAGCATTAAACTTAGCAATTTCATTTGAGGCTGCTGTATTTGCGATGGAAATCTTGTTTATTTCAGAGGCGTTAAACTGATTAGCTGTCAAAGCAAGTGTTTCAGAAATCTTATCAGCTTCAAGCTTATTGGCAGCGTTCGTAGCCTTAGCAGCATTTGCAGCAGCAGTATCGCTTAGGATGGCTTGTGAAATTGTCTGTGTTTTAAGAATAGCCATTTGCTGAGCATTATCCAAGTTCTTCATATCAGTTTCAAGGAAGGCTTTAGCATTCAACACAGCCGCCTGTTGGCGATTGTTTAGATTAGCCATATCCATTGTAGCCATAGTTGCTGCGTTTGCCAGAGCCGTTGCTTGTTCATTGTTTAAATCAGCAACATTAATTTGTTGAATGAAAGTTGCATTAGCCAAAGCTTTCTGTTGATCTGCTGTAAAATTAACATTAGCAATCTCAGACACACGAGCAGCATTAGTAATGTTAACTTGTTGTTTGTTGCTTAACTCTTGACCAGTTAGTGCTGCGTCAATTTGAGCATTAGCCAAAGCTGCCTGCTGCTTATTAGACAGGTTGGTTGTTTCAATCTGCAAAGCATTGGTGGTGTTGAACATCTTTGTCTGCTGCTCAGCATTCAAGTTTATATTGCGCTCTGCCAGTTTAGAAGACACATTGAACAAAGACGTTTGTTGTTGATTAGACAACACTTGTCCTTTAAGGGCGGCATCAGCGTTGTAGGTGGCAATAAAAGCTTGTTGTTGTGCGGAAGCATCAATACCAGCAGCTTCAAAGTTCTGTGTGCTTTGCAGCACTGCCATCTGTTGTTCGTTAGTAAGCTCTTGTCCCTGCAGAGTTGCCCTAACTTGCAGATTAGCCAACGCTGTTTGTTGGTTATTGGACAAGTTAGCCATATCAACCTGCATCTTATTGGTGCTGTTAGCCAACATCGTTTGCTGTTCAGCATTAAGATTTATATTGCGTTCTGCTAACTTTGAAGACACATTAAACAACTGAGTTTGTTGTTGATTAGACAACACTTGTCCCTTAAGCGCAGCGTCAGCACTAAACGTAGCGAGGAAAGATTGTTGCTGTGCGGAAGCATCAATGCCAGCAGCTTCAAAATTCTGTGTACTCTGAAGCACCGCCATTTGCTGTTCGTTAGTAAGTTCTTGTCCTTGAAGGGTTGCTGCAACTTGCAAATTAGCCAATGCTGTTTGTTGATTATTAGACAAGTTAGCCATATCAACCTGCATCTTATTAGTGCTGTTAGCCAACATCGTTTGCTGTTCAGCATTGAGATTTAGATTACGCTCAGCCAACTTGGAAGACACGTTGAACAATTGTGTTTGTTGTTGATTAGACAACACTTGACCTTTGAGGGCGGCATCAGCCGTAAAGGTGGCAATGAAAGATTGTTGTTGTGCTGTGGCATCAATCTGTGCAGCTTCAAAGTTCTGTGTACTCTGAAGCATTGCTGCTTGTTGTTTATTAGTAAGTTCTTGCCCTTGAAGAGCCGCCCTTACTTGCAAATTAGCCAATGCCGTCTGCTGAGCGTTAGACAAGTTAGCCATATCAACTTGCAAGTTATTAGCACTGTTAGTCAACAATGCTTGTTGCTCGTTAGACAAGTTAATCTTACGCTCTTCTAACACTGAAGACACATTAAACAACTGAGTTTGTTGTTGATTAGACAACACTTGTCCTTTGAGGGCAGCAGCAGCTTGAGCATCCTGCATGTAAGCTTGTTGCTTATTAGTCGAAGTAATCTGCATTGCCTCAAAAGCTTGAGTGCTAGTGATCATTGCTGTCTGTTGTTCGTTAGTAAGTTCTTGACCAACAAGAGCAGCCCTAACTTGCAGATTAGCCAACGCTGTTTGTTGACGTGTGCTTAGCTTTGTTAAATCAATTTGAAGATTCTCAGCAGAGCGTTGCATAAAAGATTGCTGTGAGTTATTCAAATTGATGTTATTAACTTCAGCAAAACGTGCAGCGTTAGTCAGAGCAACCTGTGTCTTAACATCAAGATTCTTTTCCTGAGCAGCAGTTTTTAATTGAGCATTAGCCAATACAACAGCTTGTTGATTACTTAGTATCTGTCCTTGCAAAGCAAAAGCGTTGGTGCTATTCTGCAAAGCAACTTGCTGACGGTTGTTCAGGTTAGCTAAGTCCATGTTCTGCAAAGCAGCAGCATTAACCAAAGACACTTGCTGACGATTGCTCAAATTCGTTATTGCCATTTGAGAGAATGTCTGTGCATCAGCAGCAGCAATCGGCATAGCGCTTTCCATAGCCGCTTGTACAATGGCAGCACCAGCCATAGAGCTAGCACCAAGACCACGAGCAGCCATTGCGGCATTAGCATTGCGTATAGCACCAGCAGCCCATGCAGGGGTGCCATCGTTGAACTGAGCCATCAGTGAAGACATCTGCCCAGCAACAGTGCTAGCGGCCTCTACAGAGCCTTGCTGAGCCGTTGCCAGCGATTGACTAAAGCTACCCTGCTGGGCAGTTGCTACAGCAGCCTTATCAAGAGCAGCCATTGTGGCAGCAACAGCTTGAACAGGTTCGTTTAGCTGCAGGTTTTGTTTAGAAACATCTACCAGTTCTTGTTGGGTAACAGCGCGTTGTGCAGCAATGGCAGTGGATGATGCAGCCGTTTCAGCAGCTATGGCTTCAGGAATAACACCAGCTTTAGCAGCGGCTTGTACAGCAGTAGTAGTAGCTTCAGCAGACTTAGTAGCGTCTAGTTGAAACTGAGTGGCTGCAACAGCCGCTGGTGTTTGACCAGCAAGAGATGCACCAGTAATGGCTTTAGCTGCAGCAGCTTTAGCAGCAACCGCTTGTTCTGCAGTGTCAGCTTTAGCAGCTTGTTCAACCAACGTCTTCTCAATTTGAGCAGCGTTGGCAGCGCCTAGAACATAGCCAGTTGCTGCTAGTGCTTCCGGTGTCACACCAAGCTGATTAGCTTTCATTATGAAAGCAGGATTAGCTTGAGCAGCTTTAGTTTGTACAGCAGTGTCAGCTTTAGCAGCTTGTTCAACCAACGTCTTCTCAATTTGAGCAGCGTTGGCAGCGCCTAGAACATAGCCAGTTGCCGCTAGTGCTTCAGGTGTAATACCAAGCTGATTAGCTTTCATTATGAAAGCAGGATTAGCTTGAGCAGCTTTAGTTTGTACAGCAGAGTCAGCTTTAGCTGCATCTTCTACAATGGTGTCTTCAATTTGAGAAGATTTAGCTTCGCCAAGTTTATAGCTTGTAGCAGCAAGCGCTTCAGGAGTCACATCGAGCTGTGCAGCCTTAGTAATAAATTCTTTATCGGTTGTCTGAGCTGTAGCGGTTTTAACACCACCAACATCTGCAAGTGTTGCAGCCTTTGCCTTTTGACCATCCGTTAAAACAAGATCAGGAGTTTCTGCAATTTTTGCTGCTGTGCCAGCAGCAGCTTCTGCTTTAGCTCCTGCTGAAACTTCACCAGTTTCTGCTGTGGTTTTAGCTTCTTTAGATACAAGACCACTAGCTGCTGTTTGTTTAGCTAATGCAGTATCAAGAGTACCTTTAGAAGTATCTGCTTTAATAGTATCTTCAACTATATTGGCTGGCATTGATGATGTGTTAGCACTACCTGTTATAGAAGTACTAGCCATTGAAGCATCAGTAGGAGCAGGCGTTGATTCTGCTTTTAAACCAGAAGCCGTGGTATCTGTCTGAGCAGCAGTGTAGCTTGTTCCACCCGGAACTGATGGGTTACCCGTAGTAGGTAATGTTGATTCACGAGTTTTTAAAAGAGGAACAGCAGTATCAAATGTTGGAGGAATGTATTTAGTAACTGGAGTTTTGGTAACAGGGTTTGCTTCTAATGCTGCTTTAACCGATGCATCATCTGGTAGATATTTTTTTAAACCAATAGCAACATCTTCTTCAGAAAATCCCTTGTTACGTGATGCTTCAATAGCACTTTTAATTTGTGCGGGTGTGTAGGTAGTAACGGGTGGAGTAACAACAGTAGTGGTTGGTGGCACAACAGGGTTTAACGTTATGCTCTCATTTGGAAACCACTTGTCGCC